AACAGAAATTAAAAAAAGATTATGGCAGATTCGTTAACTAAAGTATATGTTGGTCAAGAGGCAGCAGGCTTTATCTCAGCATCGTTACTAAGCGGTGAAACATTAGCAAAAGGAAACATTACATTATTACCTAATGTAGCGTTCAAAGTAAATTTAAAGTCTTTTGACTTATCGGCTTCGTCCGTAGTTGATGCAACTTGTGACTTTACAGATGCAGGTGATATTACTTACATTGAAAAGTCTTTAGCTCCTGACAATTTTGGACTAAACAAGCAAATGTGTAAGAAAGACTGGCTTAGTACCTATGCAGGTGCTTCAATGAGAGTTGGTACAGATGGCACTTTACCTGCTAACTTCCAAGAGTACATTATCGGTCACGCAGGAGCGTTAGTTGGTCAAGAGAATGAGAAATCAATTTGGGCAGGTGCAACAGGTAACTCTGGTGAATTTGATGGATTCGAAGTTTTAGCAGCCGCAGATTCTACTGTTGTAGATGTTGCAGCAGCTACTTTATCAGCTTCAAATATTGTTGCAGAATTAGGGAAAGTAAGAGATGCAATATTAGACGCTAATTATGGTCAGGAAGATTTAGGTATCTATATCGGAACGGCTGCAATGAAATTCTATATTTCAGCACAAGCTGCTTTAGGTTACCAAGATCAATTCCATGTAGGAGTGAGTGAAGCTAACTTTGAAGGTACTAAATTGATTCTATGTCCTGGAATGTCTGCTAATAAAATGATTGCAGCACGTAAGTCTAACTTGTTCTTTGCAACTGACTTGGTAAATAACTTAACAGAAGTTAAAGTTATTGATATGACTGAGAATGACGGTTCAGATAACGTAAGATTGGTGATGAAGTGGAATGCTGGTGTAGGTTTTGCAACTGGTTCAGATGTTGTTTTATACGCATAATTAACAATTAGAGGGGGTTTAATTACTCCCTCTTATTTAAAAAATAAAAAAATATGCCAAGTTTAATAGCAAATGGGAGAGCTTTAGAATCTCGAGATAGTATTGGAGGTATCAGGAACATATACTTTGTGAACAACAATGTAATGGGTGCTTATACAATTGATGCGGATGGTGAATTAGATGATTTAGGGGCTACTAGTTCAGCTTATAAGTACGATCTTAATCCTCAGTCTTCTGATTTTGATGAAGCAATTACAGTATCCGAAGAGAATGGTACAGTATTCTACGAGCAAACAATTAATTTAGCTTTACCAAATCTTTCAAAAGATGCGTTAAAGAATCTTAAATTGTTAGCACAAGGTAGATTCCAAATCTTTGTTGAAGATAATAATATTAATGAAACAACAGGCTTTGGTGATTTATACCTTGCAGGTGCTTATAATGGTATGACTATAACAGGTGGTAACGTTGGAAGGGGTAAAGCGTTCGGTGATATGAGCGGTTACAATTTAACTTTAGTAGGACGAGAGCAAAGGGCAGCAATGTCAGTAGTACCTTCTGGAGTTGTAGCTGATACTATTTTCGGAGGGTTGACAACTTCTGGAAACAGACCAACGATAGTAACTTCGTAAATAAATAATACTTTAATATAAAGCCCCTGCGTAAGTAGGGGCTTTTTTTGTGCTTAATTTTTAAGGTATTAACCTAAAAGTTTTAGTACCTTTTACTTCACTATACATCTCAGACCTTATAGTACTACTAAAGTACCCGACATCTTTCAAGTCTAGAATATCTTGTACAGTCATTTCTTTAAATAAAAAATCATCTACGATAAAATTAAATTCATAGTTTAAGTCCTCCACTTGTAGGTAGTAAGAAAATACGCTATCATTAAAAGTCTCAAAATTAGCTTTAAGATTTAACACATCTTTAAGTTCGTATATCATTGAAGCCCTTTCTTCACTGTTTTTAAATTGTATCAATTCCATGTTTTGTTTTTTGTTTCCTACAAAGATAGTTCAATTTTCGACACCACCAAATAAAAAGAAACAAAACACTATTATTTATATTTATATAAAAGAAACATATATTATGCCAACAAATTTAGTAGTACGACAAGGAACAACAGGAGTAGTAGTTACACCTAGCGATTCAACAGATATAACAGGTTCTAATGCGAATACGCCTGCAACCTTATTCGTAGGAGTTGGAGGGGATGTTGAGGTAATAACTCTTGGCGGTTCAAGGCTCATCTTTAAAAACATTGCAGACGGATCATTCTTACCAATTCAGGTAACAAGGGTGAAGGCAGCGAATACAACTGCAACGGACATGGTAGCTATATTTTAGTATGCTTAATATCATACAGAATACAATAGGGGCTTTAAGAAATAGCGTTAATGCTAACTTTGAGTTTACAGTTGACACAACCAAAGCAGGAACGGCAAGCGATAAGTTTCAGCTACCTTTAATTAGTGCTGGTTCGATTTCTTTGATTGTAGATAAAGGGGATAATACATCACCGATAACTATAACGGCTTGGGATGATGCGGCTACGTTATTATCTTATAGTTCTTCTGGTGTTTACAAAATCAGCATTAAAGGCGAGGTTAGAGGTTGGCAATTCAATAACGGCGGCGATAAATTAAAATTAACTAATGTGTCTAATTGTGGAGGTTTAAATATATCTAATCCATCGGCTTTTTATGGATGTTCTAATATGGGTTGGACTGCTACGGATAACGCAACTGTTAGCTCAACTACCTTATTTAATTTATTTAGGGATTGCACTTTATTTAATGGGAATATAGGTAGTTGGAATACGTCATCGGTTGATAATGTAAGTCAAGCATTCTTGAACTGCTCTAATTTCAATAAGCCGATATACTGGGATTTCAGCAATGTAACCAATATGAATTACGCTTTTCAAAATGCAACTAATTTCAATCAAGATGTTAGTCAATGGGATATAACTAGTGTAACTAGTATGCTTAGTGTCTTTAAAAACGTAACTTTATCAACGGCTAATTATGATAATTTACTTGTTGGCTGGGAGTCACAAGCTCCAAATACAGGTTTAAGTCCTAATTTTGGAAGCTCTCAATATACGGCAGGCGGAGCAGCTGCAACTGCTAGAGCAAGCTTAATTTCAAATTATGGTTGGACTATAACTGATGGAGGAACTGCTTAATTATGGAGATAAATAAACCAACTAAAACAACCTACTTTATTTGCAAAAATGAAGACCTAGAAGTTAAAGCTTACGGAATAGTAGAGCCTTCCCAAATCATGACAACTGAGCAACCTAACGTTAAGACTTATATGTGGGAATGGTCTTGGCTAAATGAATTGGCTAAAAACGGAATTTATATAAATGATTAAGATAGATAAACTTAGAGGCGTGTTTTTAATTACACGAACGGAGAACGGAGAAATTAAGCTGCAAACTCAGCGAGAAGATTACAAGATTGCTAAGTCTTACGCAAAGGCACTAGGTAAGAAACATAAATCAAAGGTAAAAGATAATGTTAAAACTGAAAACAGGAGTATTTAATGGCGTTTACTTATCGTTATTAGAGAACTCAACGAATGCGTTTGATAATTACTATTTAATTGTTTTCACGAATCTTCAAACTAGAGTTAGCGAGGGTAGGGTGGCGATTAAAAGCACAGTTAACGAGCGGTCAGTACTATTATACTTTTACGTTAATTTGGTTGCAAATCCTTATTATACAATGCAAGAGAATAGCTTTTTTAAATACGATGTATATGAGCAGACTAGCAGTAGTAATACAGATATTACTGACGATAGCGTTCTTGGTTTGCGTGAGACTGGGAAAGCGTGGGTAAACGGCACTAGCGAGGTTGTATATGTAAAAGAACCCGAAGCTAATATTATTAATTCAGTATATTTAAAAACATGAGTTTTAAAGTAATTAATTTTGAATCCATTAATACACCTAAAGCAGTTGAGAACCCTGCTAAGGAATGGGTTGCATACGGAGAAGATAATGACTACTTCACTTACTTAATTGATAGGTGTAATGGTTCAGCGGTTTCGAATGCTATTATAACAAGTGTAAGCGATCAAATATATGGCGAGG